TTTACACCGACGAGCAGATCCTGCACGTCCGCGGCCCAAGCGACGACGGCGTGCATGGCATCTCGGTGGTGGAGGAGTGCCGCGACGCGATTGCCCTGGCTCGTGCGTGCGAAATCCACGGGGCGAGGTTCTTTGGTGCCGGTGCCCGGCCGGGATTCATCCTGTCGACCGACAACCAACTCAACGCCGACGCTCGCCGCGAGCTTGCAGAGAACTGGAACCGCAAGCACCGCGGCTCGTACAACGCTCACGAGACGGCCGTCCTCACGGGCGGGCTGAAGCCCTACGAGGTGCCATACGCCAGCAACACCGACTCGCAGTATCTGGAGCTGCGGGAGTACCAGCTGCGCGAGATCGCCAGGCTGTTCCGCATCCCTGGCTATCTGCTGGGGATTGAGCCGGGTACGCCGCAGGCCGAGATTCAATTCGTCACGCACACGATCATGCCGTGGCTGCGACGTCTCGAGTCGGCATTCATGCGTGACCTCATCGTCGACGACGAGCGGTATCTGGTCGAGTTCGACGTGCGGGGGCTCTTGCGTGGCGATGCCGCCAGCCGGTCGGCGTACTACCGTGCGATGTGGGACATCGGCGTCGTTTCGACCAACGACATCAGGGCGAGCGAGAATCTTGACCCGGTCGATGGCGGCGACGAGCGGTATCGGCCGCTGAACATGGGCACGCTTGGGGCACCGCCGTCTGTTGGCGACGTGCTCGCCCAGCAGCAGCCCGGCAGCGGCATCGACGGGCAAGCGGTCGAGGGCGGCATCGCTGCGGCAGAGCAAGGCCAGCCAGCCGAGTCTGCGTCTCCGCAGGTGGCCGACGTGTCGCTCAACGGGGCACAGATCACGGGACTGATTGCCATCCTGACGCAGATTCCGGCGGGGCTGCTGACAAAGGAAGGGGCGGCGGCACTGATCGCCGCGTCGTTCCCGAGCATTACCGCCGCACAGGTTGCGTCGATTCTCGCGGGAGTGCGCGAGGCAGCACCGCCGGCAGAACCGGCACCGGCTCCCGTTTTGCAGCCCGAGCAAGCCTCCGAAGCCCGCGCTGAGCCTGGCACCGTGTCGGAAGGCGACTTCGTCTCGTGGGATTCGTCGGGCGGTCGCGCTCGCGGGCGGATCGACCACGTCATGGACTACGGCACGCTCGACATTCCAGGCACAGACTTCAAGATCGAGGCGAGCGAGGAAGACCCTGCCGCCCTCATCACGGTCTACGAAGAGGTGACCGGCGGGTGGCGGGCGACCGAGACGCAAGTCGGTCACAAGGTGGCGACGCTCACGAAGATCGACCCGCTGCCCGAGCCGCCGCCGGTCGAGGAGAGCGCCTACGGCAAGCCCAAGCGTAAGGGGCGTCGAGATTGCGGAACTGGTGCCGGCGGTTTCAAGCCTGGCAATAAGTGTGCTGGAGAAGGAAGCGGAAGCGACGGAGGCGGTAGTGGAGATGGTGGCGGTCAGGTTGACGCAGGAACGTTTTCGTCCCAACCAAACTTTGCGCCAGCAGATGATTACCCTGCCGCTGGCAAAGGCGGATTGGTTGGAGTCAGGCTTCACGAGATCGCCTCCGAAGGCGACTTGAGCTCTTACGAATCAATGAGCGTTAGCAGCGGAACCAACTACCTCAAGCGGCTAATGCCAGACGAAGCGGCCAGCGATCTTCGTCGCATCGTGAGCGATGATTCCTTCAGAATCAAGGAAAGCAAAACTGTTTACTTCGGCGTAGATTCGTCTTTTGACGCAAAGATCAGCGATAGCGATGAGTATCAGTTCACGATTGCAAGGCACTCTGGCATCACCCCAGAAAGGGCGTTGAACTACGCGGTGAAGGCTGACCGCACTGGCAGCGGTGCGGTGTATGAAATGGAGCTCCCGGCTGGATCAAGAACCGTCTACGCCGACGTATTCAGCCAGCCTGAGGTTGTGTCGATGCCGCTTTCTCGAATCAAGATCGTAGAAAAGGGAGAAAGAGAAATCGACGGCGTTCGCGTTCCTTATCGCAAGGTCAAGCTGATTGATGACGGAACTGATGGCTTGTCCTCGTACTTCGATGCTGTGGATAGAGTTGACGAAAAAATATCAAGCAAGCAGAGGGTGCGAGCCGTAAGGAAGAAGGCCGATGGCGAAGTATGACCACATCGACTTCACGCCCCCGGCGGGTGTGCGGAGTGAGGCACAGAAGGGGCTTGATTGGCGAAGCGAGTACGGCCGAGGCGGCACGGCAGTCGGCGTGGCTCGCGGACGCGACCTGAGCAACGGCACGACGATCAGCCCCGAGACAGCACGCCGGATGAAGGCGTATTTCGACCGGCACGAGATCGACAAGCAAGGCGAAGGCTGGAGCCCCGGCGAGCCGGGCTTCCCAAGCAACGGGCGAATCGCGTGGGCATTGTGGGGCTCCGACCCAGGGTGGGCGTGGAGTCGCAAACTAGTTGAGCAAATGAACGCCGCAGACGAGGAGAACCGAAGCATGATCGAGCGACGCAGTCTGTACGAGGAAGAGTCCGCCGACCTGCCGCTGCTCCGAGTGGAGTCACGCTCCGAGGACGGTGCCGCGGATTCGCGGTGGATCGTCGGGTACGCCGCGAAGTTCGGCGTGAACTCGCTTGACCTCGGTGACTTCGTAGAGCGGATTGACCCGCAGGCGTTTGGCATCGTTGCCGAGCGGCGTGGACGCAAGAGGCCGCTGGAGACGCGAGCCCTGTGGAACCACGACGCCAACTTCCCGCTCGCTCGGTATCCCGGCACGCTGCGGATGAACGTGGACGACATCGGGCTGCGGTACGAGTTCCCCGTGCCAGACACGACCTACGGCCGCGACCTCGCTGCGAACATCGACGCGGGCATCGTCCGTGGCTCGTCGTTCTCGTTTCAGATCGCGCCGGGCGGCGAAGCATGGAGCGTCGAGGACGGTCGCAGCATCCGCACCGTGACGAGGATCGACTCGCTGATCGACGTGGGGCCGGTCACGTTCCCGGCCTATCCCGACGCCGACGTGAGCGTAGCCCAGCGATCCTTCAACGCCTTCCGCAGCCAGCGTGACGCCGACTCGTCCCGGCTCCTGGCGGTACAGGCACGGGCCGCAGACCTCCGCGAGTACCTCCGCAGGCATGGCCGCTAGAACGAACGACCCATGCAGTTGCCGCCGCGGCAGGCTGGAAATCGCCAGTAGCCAGCGGCACGGCGACTATCAGGTGCGGTACCTGCGGTGCCGCGCCTGCGGCTGCACGGACAAGCACGTGCTCCATGCGGTCGAGGTCCGCCGGCTGAAGGTCGGCTGATTCGTTTACTGTCGACGCCCTTTCACTGCAAGGGTCGCGGGGTCTCTCCGTAGTTTTGAGTGTGCGGGCGGCAAGCGTCGCCCATCCCGTACACAGGAGTCTTCGCATGGACAAGCTCAAGAAGCTGCTCGACGAACTCGCCGCGGTGGTTGCCGAGATGGAAGCGACTTCGGAAATGCCCTCCGAAGGTGACGCTCCCGCGATGAGTGCCGAGCAGGAGGCGTCCCTCCGCTCGCTCGAGACCCGTGCCGCTGGCCTCCGAGAGCAGATCGAGCTGCTGCAGCGGATCGAGGCGAAGCAGGTCGAACTGCGTGCCGTTCTGGAGCGTGCCGCTCCCGCCAAGACGGTCGAGAAGACCGAAGCCCCCGAGACCAAGGAGTCCGTCGTGGAAAACCGCAACTACGCTGTCCCCCGTGCGACCGGCAAGCTCAAGGGCTTCGTCGGCCCCAACGCCGAAGAGCGTGCCTACCGTGCCGGAATGCACCTCAAGGGCTTTGTGCTCGGTGACGAGGAGGCTCGTCGGTGGTGCCGCGATCACGGCGTCGAGAGCCGTGCCCAGGCCGGCGGCATCAACTCGCTTGGCGGCGTGCTCGTGAGCGAGGAGCTGTCGAGCGAGATCATCCGGCTCGTCGAGGAGTTCGGCGTGGTGCCGTCGGAGTTCCGCCGCGTCTCGATGAACACGGACAGCATTCTGGTCGCCCGTCGCACCGGCGGTCTGTCGGCTCGGCCGATCGGCGAGAACGCTGCTCCGACGACCAGCGACGTGACGTTCGACAACGTCAACCTCGTGGCGAAGCTGTGGGGCATCGACAACCGCGTGCCCAACAGCCTGCTCGAGGACTCGGTGGTGGACCTGGCCGACGCCATGGCCGTCGAGGTGGCGCAGTCGTTCGCGGAAGCGTTCGACAACGCGGGCCTCATCGGCGACGGCGGCAGCACCTACCACGGGACGACGGGCGTGGCGACTGCTATCAACGATGGCACGCACACCGCGGGCGTGGTGACGGCGACCAGCCGCACGACGTTCGACGCCCTGACGCTGACGGACTTCACCAACCTCGTGGCTCGGCTTCCGCTGTTCGCTCGGCGGTCGGCGAAGTTCTACATCAGCCCGGCCGGGTACGGCTCGTCGATGCTGCGGCTCATGGTTGCCAACGCGGGCAACAACGCCTCGGACATTGCTGGCGGTGCGAACCTCCAGTTCCTCGGCTTCCCGGTGGTGCTCTGCCACCCGCTTCAGTCGGCTCTCACCGGCACGACCGGCACGGTGGCCTGCCTCTTCGGCGACATGAGCCAGGCAGCGACCTACGGCGAGCGGCGTGCGGTCACGATCAAGACCGACGGCAGCCGCTTCATCGAGTACGACCAGACGCTGACCTTCGCGACCGCTCGCGTGGCGATCGTCGCCCACGACCTCGGCTCCACCACCAAGGCCGGCCCGGTGGTCGCCCTCAAGTTCGGCTGAACAACACCCCCTTCCTAGGAGACTCTGATCCATGAACCACGTTGCTGCTACGAAGTCCGCTGCGGCCGGCAAGGGTGCGGTCTACACGTCCTCGCAGACCGCGACCCTGACGCTCGACACGCTGGGTTATGCCTATGCGTCCATTGACGTGATCGCCGGCCCTGCGGCTTCGACGTCGAGCGTGTTCCAGACCCTGACGCTCACCGAGTCGGATGCCAGCACCGGCACCTACTCCACCGTGTCGGGATTTTCTGGCGACCTCAAGCCGGCGGCCTACGCCGGCCAGACCGCGACGGACGCGATGACCGTCTCGCGGCTGGACGTGGATCTCCGCGGCAAGAAGCGATATCTCCGGGTGGTGGCGAGCCCCAACACCGACACGGTGATCGTGGTCTCGGCTCGGCTCGGCCGCGGCGAGGCTGGCCCGGTCGACGCGACCGGCAAGGGCGTGAAGGTCTCGGTCGAGTCCTGATCGCTTGACACTATCGTCATTCTGGACGGCTGGCAGGGAGCAATCCCCGCCAGCCGTCTCCTTTTTCACGAGGTACCAGAATGATCGTCAAGATCGGGAACACGGAGGCAGACATCCGCGTCGAGGCGGTGCTGTCGATGCCGCGGTTGAGCTTTACCGCAAACCACTTCGCATGGGCTCAGGCGCTCATGCCTCTGGGGATTCGCCCGACTATGGGGACCGGCGCATTCTGGGGTTGAGCCCTCTGGCTAAATGCCAGGGGGCTCAACCCTAGGACAAATGCGACCAAGTCAATTCTCGCATCTTCGAGCAGTTCATTGATAAATGCGAGTACATTTTGACGTTGGATTACGATACCTTCATGACCCGCGCCGACGTCGAGCACCTCTTCACGATGGCGCTCACGTTCCAGTGCGACGCACTGACCGGCTTGCAGACCAAGCGTGAGGACGGCCGTCCGATGCTCACGCTCAAGGGCACGCTCGACAATCCTCCCGAGAGCGGCAGCACGACGGTGCCTGCCAGCTGGTTCGGCGAGCCCGTGCAGGAGGTGGACAGCGCACACTTCGGTTGCACCGTGATTTCGACGGCGGCGCTGAAGCGATGCAAGAAACCGTGGTTCTGGTCAAAGCCAGCACCGGACGGCACCTGGAATGACGGCAGATTAGACCCGGACATTTACTGGTGGAAAAACTGGCGTGACAGCGGGAACCGCGTGTTCGTCACGCCGCGAGTGATTCTCGGCCACGGCGAGTACGTCGTGACGTGGCCCGGCAAGGATCTCAGCTCGCCTGTCTTCCAGTGGACGACGGAGTTCACGAGCAAGCTGAAAGCCCCCGACACTGCATGGAGCGTGCCCCAATCGTGAAAATCAAATTCCAGAAGAACTACTCGACTTACCGGCCGGGCGACGTTGTCGATTGCGACGAGGCAGTGGCTCGTCGGCTCATCGCCGAGGGCACTGCCGTAGCAGATCGGCAGGCCGACCTGATCGAGACGGCGGCACTTGAGCCTGGCGGCGAGTCTGCGGACCTGACTCCGCGGCGGCGGGGGCGACCTCCCAAGGAGCGAAGCGTTGAACTACCGCAGCATCAGGACGGTCACGCAGCCGATAGTTGAGCCTGTCTCGCTGGCCGAGGCGAAGGGCCACTGCCGGGTCGACTCGACAACCGACGACGCCTACATCGCGTCGCTGGTGACGGCGGCACGTGAGTGGGTCGAAGCGTACATGG